ATGGCCCACCTTCCGAGCGATACCTCGATGCTGGCGACAAAGTTGGTCGGCGCCTCGGCCGGAGCGGCGGTGTCGCTCGTCTATCTGCTGCCGAAAACCCGCCACGAGGCCGCCGGCCGTTTTTTCACAGGCCTTGCCTGCGGCGTGATCTTCGGCGGCCCGACCGGGCTCTGGGCAGCCGATCGGCTGGCTTTATCCGACCTGCTCTCGGACGCCGAAATCATGCTCGCCGGCTCGGCCATTGCCAGCCTCTGCGCCTGGTGGGTGCTCGGCATCCTGTCGCGGCTGGCCGAACGCTACGGCGACAAACCCGGCGCCTGACGCCACCACCCCCTTCACAATCCGGAGCATTCACATGACCGCATCCCGCGCGTCCGAGCGATCCCCTGTGGGCATCGACAGCTGCAAATTCGCGAGCCTCGAGCTCAGGGGGCTCAATCGCGACGGCAGCTTTTCCGGCTATGCCAGCGTCTTCGGCGAGGTCGACCTCGGCAAGGATCGCGTCGAGCGCGGCGCCTTCGCCCGCTCGCTGGCGAGCCGCGGTCCAGCAGGCGTGCGGATGCTGTTCCAGCACGATCCCTCCGAACCGATAGGCACCTGGAAAACCATCCGCGAGGACGAGCGCGGCCTCTATGTGGAAGGCATCCTCGCCGAGGGCGTCGCCCGTGCCCGCGAGGTGCACCAGCTGCTGAAGAACGCCGCACTCGACGGACTGTCGATCGGCTTCCGCACCGTGCGCGCCAGGACCGACGCGAAATCGGGGGTGCGACGCATCCTCGAGGCCGACCTCTGGGAGATCTCGGTGGTCACCTTTCCGATGCTGCCCTCGGCCCGCGTCCAGAATGTCAAGAATGCGCGGTGGTTCCGCGACAGGGAGACCGAGCTCGTCCGCCATATCAGGCGGGCGGCGCGGCAATTGATGACCGAAACCTTCAAACAAGGATGATTTCATGAGCGAGCAGACAGCGACGGCACCGCGCGGCGGTAGCCTGGAAGTCAAAACCGTGCCTGATACCGTGGGCGCCGCCTTCGAGGAGTTCATGGAGGCCTTCGAGGCCTTCAAGGACGTCAACGACCGGCGTCTCGGCGAGATCGAGGGAAAGCTCACCGCCGACGTGGTGACGCGCGAAAAGGTCGATCGCATCAACAAGGCGATGGACGACAACAAGAAGGTGCTCGACCAGCTCGTGCTGAAGAAGGCCCGTCCGCCGCTCGGCCGCAGCCTTGCCGGCTCCGTCGATGCTGCCGAGCACAAGACGGCTTTCGAAACCTACATTCGCCGCGGCGACGAGGCCGGCCTGCGCGAGATCGAGGCCAAGGCGCTATCGGTGGGCTCCAACAGCGACGGCGGTTATCTAGTTCCTGAGCAGACCGACACCGAGATCGGCCGCCGCCTGTCGGTGGTCTCGCCGATCCGGGCGCTGGCGACGGTACGCCAGGTCTCCGGCGCCGTGCTGAAGAAGCCGTTCACCACGCAGGGCCTCGCCTCCGGCTGGGTCTCGGAGACGGCGGCGCGGCCTCAGACCACAGCGCCGCAGCTGGCCGAGCTGAGCTTTCCGACCATGGAACTCTACGCCATGCCGGCCGCCACCCAGGCGCTGCTCGACGATGCCGCCGTCGATATCGAGAGCTGGATTTCCGGCGAGGTCGATATAGTCTTTGCCGAACAGGAAGGCACCGCCTTCGTATCAGGCGACGGCGTCAACAAGCCGAAGGGCTTTCTCTCCTACACGACTGTCGCCGATGCCGGCTGGAGCTGGGGCAATCTCGGCTATATCGCGACAGGCGCCGCCGGTGGCTTTCGCACCGCCGGTCCCTCCGATGTGCTGATCGACGTGATTTACGCACTGAAGGCGGGCCATCGCCAGAACGGCACCTTCGTCATGAACCGTCGCAGCCAGGCGGCCATCCGCAAGTTCAAGGACGCCGACGGCAACTACCTCTGGCGTGCGCCATCGGGTGCCGGCCAGCCGGCCTCGCTGATGGGCTTTCCGATCGCCGAGGCGGAAGACATGCCCGACATCGCAGCGGATGCTGCAGCCATCGCCTTCGGCGATTTCCGCGCCGGCTATCTCGTCGTCGACCGCACCGGCATCCGCGTCTTGCGCGATCCCTATTCGGCCAAGCCCTACGTGCTGTTCTACACCACCAAGCGCGTCGGCGGCGGCGTGCAGGATTTCGAGGCGATCAAGCTGATCAAGTTTTCGGTCAGCTGAAGCCCCCTCATCCGGCCTCCGGCCACCTTCTCCCCGAGGGGGAGAAGGGGAAAGCGGCGCTGCCTCAAACTCTTCTCCCTCTCCCCTTGGGGAGAGGGCAGGGTGAGGGGGGCGCCGCCCATACGATCTCCAATGAAAGAGCCCCCATGACCTATGCCCTAATCACCCCGTCCGCCTCGGAGGCCCTGACGCTTGCCGAGGCGAAGGCGCATCTGCGGCTCGATACGGATGATGAAAACGAGCTCGTCACCCAGCTGATCATCGTTGCCCGCGACCACCTGGAACGCACGACCGGCATCAGCCTGATCACCCAGCGCTGGCGCCTTTATCTTGATTCAATCTCTGAAGACGGCGTGATTCCGATTGCCAAGGGTCCGGTTCAAGTCATTGAAAGCCTTACCGTCTATGACGGGGAAGGGGCGCCCTCGGACGCCAGCCTTGAAGGCCACGTGCTGGACGGAGCTGCACGGCCGGCGCGGCTGATGCTGCTGCGGAGGCTTTCACCCGGGCGCGCCGTCAACGGCATCGAAATCGACTTCCTCTCGGGCTTCGGCGACACCGCCAACACCGTGCCGGACACGCTGAAACGGGCGATGCTGACCCATGTGGCGCAGATGTTCTCCTGCCGCGGCGTCGTCGGCATCGAGGACCAGCCGGCGCTGATCCCGCCCGGCTACGACCGGCTGGTGGCACCCTTCCTGATCCGGGGCCTGTGATGCGCTCGACATTCTTCGATCCGGGCCAGATGACCGCCCGGCTCAATCTCGAGGCGCCAGCCGAGACGCCCGACGGTCAGGGCGGTGTCACCACGGTCTTTGTCGAGACGGCATCCGCCTGGGCGCTGATCGAGCCCATCGGTGAGGTCGTCGAAGAGGAAGCCTCGGGCACCACTTTCCGGCGTACCCACCGGATCTGGCTGCGCTACCGCACCGATGTTGCAGCCGGCATGCGGCTTCGCAAGGGCAACCGCATCTTCTGCATCGGCGGCACGCGGGATCCGGACGACAGCCGCCGCTATCTGATCTGCTACTGCGAGGAGAAGACGGCATGAACGCGCTCACGACCTACACCATGCCGGACCTTGCGGCCTGGATGGCAAAACTGGTGGAACCGCCTGTCCGACAGGGTCGGCGCCCCGCGGGCATCGATAACGGCCGGGATTGCGCGAAATGAGCGCCGCGGCCAACGAATTGCTGCGCGCCATCCACGCCACGCTAACCGAAGACGAAAGCCTGACGGCGCTTGTCGGCGTCGACGGAATTCGCGATCGGCTGGTCACCGGACGGCATCTGCCTTGTGTCATCGTCGCCGAGCTTGTCACCACCGATTACTCGACGGCGACCGAGCCGGGCGAGCAGCATGTCTTGACCCTGCAGGTCTGGTCCGACGCATCGGGTCAGAAGCAGGTGCAGCAGATCGCGTCCGTCGTCGGCAGCTTGTTGCAGGATGCAAGGCTGCCGCTTGAAACCGTATCGCTGGTCAATCTGCGTCATCTCGACACCAAAACCCGGCGCGAGGCGAAGACGCGGCTATTCTCTGCCGAAATGCGTTTTCGGGCCGTGACGGAATAGCTGTAGGCGCGGCTCCGTCGGTTCTCAGGCTTTTGCGAGCAACGCGCCTGCGGCCGTCGCGCGGCGCACCAGCAGGCCGAGTGCGAGAACCAGTAGCAGCGACGACAGCGACAGCACCACGCAGACAGCCAGCGCCGTGGGCGCGCCGGCACGATCGAGGATTGCGGTAAAGACAACGGGCGCGACGGCATTGGCGAGGTTCTGCGGCAGCGAAAGCCGCGCCGAATGGAGGCCGTATTCGCTGCGAGAAAACAGCGCCAGCGGCAGCAGTGCCCTTGCCACTGCCATCACGCCCGATCCGAAGCCAAACAGCAGCGTAAAGATCACCAGCTGCGCGGTCGATGCGCCGGCGACGAGCAGCAGCAGAAAGCCTGAGAGCATCAGGCCGATGCCGATGATGGCGCTCAGCAGCGGATTTCCGCGCCGACCAAGCAGCATGTCGACCAGCCGCGCGGAAATGCCGATGATGCCGCGCGCCGAGCCGAGCTGCAACGCCAGCGCCGGCGAAGCGCCGTACTGCCGGAAGATTTCGAGCAGCGACGGCGCCAGGCCAAAGGTCACGAAGGTCGAGATCGTCGTTGCCGCAGCGATCAGCACGAATGCCCTGCGCTTGCCCTTAGCAGACAGTGGCACGGGCGGCGTCCGATGTCCGGCATCGCCTTGCTCGGCAAGGATCGGCCTTGGCAGGGCAAGCAGATAAAGCGGCAGGCAGACGAAGAGATGCCCGGCTGCACAGATGACAAAGGTCGCACGCCAGCCGAAATGGGCCGTGAGCAGCGTCAGCAACGGCCAGAAGATGGTCGCCGACAGGCCGGTAAACAGCATCATGATGGTGATGATGCGCTTGCCGTTGAGACCCTCGCGTTCGACGACGGCGGCGTAGGCAGGGGCCGAGAGGCCCATGGCGCCGGCGATTCCCATCACCAGCCAGGCGATGGCATAGAGGATGATCCCCTGCGAGGCGGCAAGCACCAGGAGGCCGAGGGCAAAGGCAAGCGAAGAGGCTGCCAGAACCTTCGCCGCGCCGAGCCGTGCCAGCGCCCGACCCGTCACCGGGCTGGCGAGGCCGCCGACCACCATCATGATCGTAAGCCCGGAAAAAGCGACTTCGTTGGACAGGCCGAGATCCGGCGCGATGACGCGCCCCATGACGCCGAGCATGTCGAAGCTCGTGCCCCACCCGACGAGCTGCGTGACGCTGAGGACGGCAACCGTCTGCGCCGAGCGCAGTGAGAAGGATTTCGGCATCGATGAGGCGCTTCGTGTTCGCTGTGTCGATGTCCGTAACAGCTTCCACCGCCAGGTCAAAGTGACATCTGAATGACATCCAGTCCGTCCTTTCACGTCGTGCCGGGGCCGCTTATCCAGTCGCGCATCAACCCCAATTCCATCCAACCACAGGCGCCCATCAGGCGCCGTCTCCCATGAAAGGAAATTCCGATGGTGGCGCAGAAGGGCAAGGACCTGCTGCTGAAGATCGCCAATGGCGGGGCCTATGAAACAGTGGCAGGGCTTCGCAGCAAGAAGCTGTCGTTCAACGCCGAAACGGTCGACATAACCGATGCCGAGAGCGCCGGGCGCTGGCGCGAGTTGCTGGGGGGCGCGGGCGTCCAGCGGGCGGCCCTGTCCGGCTCGGGCCTGTTCAAGGACCTCGCCTCCGACGCGCTGATCCGCTCCGCCTTCTTCAATGGCTCGATCCTGTCCTACCAGGTCGTCATTCCGGATTTTGGCACGGTAAGCGGCGCTTTTCAGGTGACGGCGCTCGACTATGGCGGCGAGTACAACGGTGAAGTGACCTTCGACATCGCGCTCGAATCGGCCGGTGTCATCACCTTCGGAGCGCTGTGATGAACCGCCCCGTCAACGGGTGCCGCGCCAATCGCCGTCGCGGCGAGATCGAGGCGGAGATCGACGGCGAGCGCCGCATCCTCTGCCTGACGCTGGGTGCGCTGGCCGAGCTGGAAACGGCCTTTGCCGCCGACGATCTGGCCGGCCTTGCCGCACGCTTTTCGGCCGGCGGGCTGAAGGCCGCCGACCTCATCCGCATCATCGGCGCCGGCCTTCGCGGCGGCGGCAATGTCTACTCGGACGAGGACGTGGCTGGTGCCGGTATCGCCGGCGGCATAGCGGCCACGGCGACCATCGTCGGCGACCTGCTGGCGGCGACCTTTCTCGGTGAACCGCTGGAGGTGAGCTCGGACCCTCGCTAGCCGCAGCCGGCCAGACGACCGAGGGAGCGGACGAGGGCAGGCCGACGGCCTTTCCGTGGCGCCGCGCCCTGCATGTCGGTCTTTGCCTGCTGCGGCTTCCCCCCGACAGCTTCTGGGCCATGACCCCCATTGAATTTCACGCCATGGCCGGCGGCCTGTCACCCCGCCCATCGACGCTCGACCGCACCGGGCTTGCAGCCATGATGGCGCGCTTTCCGGACTGACACGCTCGAAGAACCGCAACCGAGGACCTTCCATGACCGATGCCAATGATCTTGCTGACACCAATGCCGAGGCGCTTGCGCTGAAGCAGACGCTTGACGATCTCGACAGCCGCTCCCGTTCCTTCGGATCGGCGCTCGGGAGTGCCCTGACGGCGGCGACCACGGGCGGCAAGGGGCTTGATTCCGTCCTGCAGGGGCTCGCCAACCGGCTGACCGGCATCGCCTTGTCGGCCGGCCTGAAACCGCTGGAAACGGCGCTCGGCGGCGCTGCCGACAGCCTGACCAGCGGCATCGGCAAGCTGTTCGGCTTCGCCAAGGGCGGCGTTCCCGGCCGGGTGACGGCCTTTGCCGATGGCGGCGTCGTTGCGCAGCCGACCTATTTCCCGATGGGCGGCGATCTCGGCCTAATGGGGCGAGGCGGGTTCCGAGGCGATCCTGCCGCTGAAGCGCGGCCCGGATGGTTCGCTCGGGGTCGCGACCTCGGGCGGCGGCGGTTCCTCGGTCGTCTTCAACATCACCACGCCCGATGTGCCGGGCTTTCAGAAGAGCCAGGGGCAGATTTCCGCCATGCTGGCCCGCACCGCGTTGCGCGGCCAGCGCAATCTTTGAGGACAGTGATGACAACGGCTTTCCATGATATCCGCTTTCCGTTGCGCCTGTCGCTCGGCACCAGCGGTGGCCCGGTGCGGCGCACCGATATCGTCAACCTGTCGAACGGTCGTGAATGCCGCAACAGCCGTTGGCGCGATGCGCGCCGAAGCTACGACGCCGGCTCCGGTATCCGCTCGGTCGACGATCTCTACGAGGTGCTGGCCTTCTTCGAGGCTCGCAGCGGCCAGCTTTATGGCTTTCGCTTTCGCGACCCCGTCGATCACGCATCAGCGCCTCCGGGTGTGCCGGTAACGTCGCTCGACCAGCGGATCGGCACAGGCGACGGGACAACGCCCCGTTTCGCCCTCGCCAAAACCTATGCCGACGCCGCCGGCCAGTCGGTGCGCGCCATCGCCAAGCCTGTCGCCGGATCGGTAACGGTTGCGGTGGATGGGGCCGTCGTGCCAACGGGCGATTTCAGCTGTGATCCGGCGACCGGCATCATCCTCTTTGCGGCACACGCCGTTCCGTCGTCCGGTGCCGCTGTCACGGCCGGTTTTGCCTTCGACGTTCCGGTGCGCTTCGATACCGATCGCATCGACGTCAGCCTGTCGGCTTTCCAGGCCGGCCGCATACCCTCCATTCCCCTGGTGGAGATTTTGCCATGAGAGCGATCGATGCTGGGCTCGCAGCCCATCTTGCCGGCGACGCCACCACCCTTTGCCATTGCTGGCGCGTCATCCGCCGCGACGGCCTCGCGCTCGGCTTCACCGACCATGACCACGATCTGAACCTCTTGGACACCCGCTTCCTTGCGCCCAGCGGCTTTTCCGCCAGCGAAAGAGAGGAGGAGGGCGGGCTCTCGGCACCCTCGAGCGAAGTGGCCGGCGGCCTTTCCAATGATGCAATTTCGGAGGTCGACCTTGCGGCCGGTCTCTATGACGGTGCACGGGTGGAGGTCTACCTGGTCAACTGGGCAGCCCAGGAGCAGCATCTCCTGCTCAAGGTGCAGGAGATCGGTGAGGTCACGCGGCAGACCGGTCAGTTCCAGGCCGAGTTGCGCAGTTTTGCCGTTCGCCTGTCGGAGCCGCAAGGCCGCATCTACAACCGCCGCTGCGACGCCGTGCTCGGGGATGGCAGGTGCGGCATCGACCTGACCCGGCCGCCCTATCGCGCCGAGGCAACCGTCGTGTCGTTCAGGGATGCAACGCGGATCGTCGTTGCCGGTATCAGCGGTTTTGCCGACGGCTATTTCTCGCGCGGCAGGCTCACCCTTCTCGATGGGCCAGGAGCGGGACTTGCCGTCGATATCGACAGCCACTCCGTCACGGGGACGAGCGCGCAGCTCATTCTGTGGCTACCGCTGGATATCGTGCCGGCAGTCGGAGCCCGCGTCGCGCTGACGGCGGGATGCGACAAGGCCTTTTCGAGCTGTCGAACCAAGTTCGCCAATGCTGTCAATTTTCGCGGATTCCCGCACATGCCGGGCGCCGATTTTGCCTATACCTATGCAAACGGGACAAGTTTGCACGACGGGAGCCCGCTCTATTCATGACCGACTGCAACTCAGGGCGAGTGCTCGAGATTGCCGCCAGCTGGATCGGCACGCCCTACAGGCATCAGGGCTCGACCAAGGCAGTGGGCTGTGATTGCCTCGGCCTCATCAGCGGTGTCTGGCGCGAGCTCTACGGCCAGGACCCCGAACTGCCACCGGCCTACGCGCGGGACTGGGCCGAGCGCAGCGGCGACGACCGGTTGATGAAGGCGGCACTGCGCCACTTCGGACCGAGCCATGGTCTTGAGCATGCAGCGCCAGGAGACCTCATCCTGTTTCGCTGGCGGCCGGAATATGCGGCCAAGCACGCGGCCATTCTCGATCACGGCGGGCACTTCATCCACGCCTATGAACACGCCGCCGTCCTCCGCTCGCCGCTCGTCGCCTCCTGGCGACGCCGCGTTGCGGGTGCATTCGCCTTTCCATGTCATGGCCGATAATGCCGCCCCACTTGCAAGACGCGACAACCTTTAGTATTTTGGAGTGGTGAAAGAGGCTGTAACCTCGCTCACCTTTTGCTTATCCTGTGATTTGGACCCGGACGGTCAATAACCAGCTCGTCCGGGTCTTCCTCACGGTTAGCGTGATGCTAAGTGGAAACCACCACATAACCTCACCTCCATGTTCGAGAGCAAGGCCCCTTGCCAAGGTCGGCGTGGCCAATCCTCGCCGACACGCCGGCTGGCGCGGCGCTCGCTGCTTCTGCACTCGACGTCGCAATGATGCAAATTTTGAGATAATTTGCAACGCGAGGATGTGGTAGCTTGTGATGTTGATGAATCCGGGTTGATGCGAGCGGCTATAGCTTGCTTGCAAAAGCCGACAACCTTTAGTATTTTGGAGTAGTGAGCGAGGCTGGAACCTCGCTCACCATTTGCTAGACTGCCGTTTCGACCCGGACGGTCAATAGCCAGCTCGTCCGGGTCTTCCTCACAGTCAGCGTGACGCTAAGTGGAAACCACCACATAACCTCACCTCCATGTTCGAGAGCAAGGCCCTTGCCAAGGTCGGCGGGGCCTATCCTCGCCGATGCGCCGGCTGGCGCGGCGCGTGCTGCTTCTGCTATCGAACACCTCTAGCAATACAATTTTAAGATGAGCATTCAAGCCTGGCGTCGCCCGGCGATGATTGCCTGTGCTCCAATCACCAGCGAGATATTCATGGCAACCATCCTCTTTCAGGCAGCGGGGGCGGCGCTTGGCGGCGTCTTTGGACCGGTTGGCGCAATAATCGGCCGGGCGGCGGGGGCATTGGCTGGCAGCGTCGTCGACAAGGCGCTGATCAATGGCGGGCGAACGATCTCCGGCGCGCGGCTGTCGACCGCCCGCATTCCGGGCGCCGACGAGGGAACGGCCATCACCCGGCTCTACGGCACCGCCAGGCTGGGCGGTACGTTGATCTGGGCGACGCGGTTCGAGGAAGCGGTCTCGTCCGAGCGCTCGGGCGGCAAGGCGACAGGCCCGCGCGTCGAAACCTTTCGCTACTTTGCGAATTTCGCGGTTGGCCTCTGCGAGGGAGAGATCGCCTGCATCCGCCGGGTCTGGGCGGATGGCAAGGAGCTAGACCTGACGGAGATCGAGATGCGGGTCTACAGGGGCACCGAGGACCAGTTGCCGGATCCGCTCGTCGCGGCCAAACAGCGCGCAGGAGAGGTGCCCGCCTATCGGGGCCTCGCTTATGTCGTCTTCGACCGGCTGCCGCTCGATAACTTCGGCAATCGCATTCCCCTGCTGCAGTTCGAAGTGGTGCGGCCGATCGGCAAGCTGGAGAGCCAGATCCGCGCCGTGACTATCATACCGGGCTCCACGGAGCATGGATACAATACCGTCAGGGTTACCGAAAAAACCAGCGCCGGCAGCGCACGGGCTATCAACCGCAACGTCTTGACGGCGTCGACCGACTGGCACGCCTCGATCGACGAGCTGGTGTCGCTCTGTCCCAATCTCGAGAGCGTGGCGCTCGTCGTTGCTTGGTTCGGCACGGACCTGCGCGCCGGAAGCTGTCAGGTCGTTCCGGGCGTGGAGACGCTGGCGCGCAAAGGCGAAAGCAGTTCATGGTCGGTATCGGGTATCGCCCGTGCGAATGCGCACCTGATCAGCGCCAACAATGGCAGCCCCGCCTATGGCGGAACCCCGAGCGATCTCAGCGTGCAGCAGGCGGTGACCGATCTCAAGGCGCGGGGGCTGAAGGTCGTCCTCTATCCGTTCCTGATGATGGATGTTCCGCTGGGCAACGGCTTGCCGGATCCGGAGGGCGCATCAGAGCAGGCAGCCTACCCCTGGCGCGGCCGGGTTACCGCCTTTCCCGCTATCGGCCGACCGGGGACGGCGGACCGAACAGCTGCGGCGGCCGCGCAGATCAGCGCATTTTGCGGCACGGCGAGGGCAACGGATTTCACCGTCGACGGCACTTCGGTCACCTATCATGGTGTGGATCGCGGCTACCGGCGGATGGTTCTGCATTATGCCCGCCTGGCGGTCGCCGCAGGCGGCGTCGACGGCCTCATCCTTGGCTCTGAAATGCGCGGGTTGACGCAACTGCGCGATGCCGGCGGCACCTTTCCCTTTGTCCAGGCGCTCGCCACCCTTGCCACGGATGTTCGTGCGATCGTCGGGCCGGCGACCAGGCTCACCTACGGCGCCGATTGGAGCGAGTATTTCGGCTACCATCCGGCGGACGGCAGCGGAGACGTCTACTTTCATCTCGACCCGCTCTGGGCTTCTCCCGCCATCGATGCTGTCGGGATAGACAACTACATGCCGCTGTCCGACTGGCGGGACGAAGATCTCTCGTCGGGAAATCCGGATGGCTTCCGGGTTGCCGACGACCTTGCCGGGCTGACTGCTGCGATCACCAGCGGCGAGGGCTTCGACTGGTATTATGCCAGCGAGGCCGACCGGACGGCGCGACGGAGGCTGCCGATCAGCGATGGGCTCACCGGCAAGCCATGGGTCTTCCGCTCCAAGGATATCGAAAGCTGGTGGGCGAACGTGCATCGCAACCGGATCGGCGGCGTCGAGCAGACCGCGCCGACTGCCTGGATACCGCGGGCAAAACCGATTTGGCTGACCGAGCTCGGCTGCCCGGCGATCGACAAGGGTGCCAATCAGCCCAACGTCTTTCTCGATCCGAAGTCGGTGGAGTCGGCAGAGCCGTATTTCTCCAACCGCCTGCGCGCCGACAGCGTCCAGCGGCGCTTCCTAGAGGCCCATCACGAGCATTGGGCCGGGTCTGCGTGCGTCGAGCCTGCGCGCGTATTTGTCTGGACCTGGGACGCGCGGCCTTATCCGGCCTTTCCCGCCGATACCGGTCTATGGAGTGACGGCGACAACTGGCGGACCGGCCACTGGCTGAACGGTCGGCTCGGCGCCGGCACGCTTGCCGACATCATCGCCGCCATTCTCAAGGATCAGAATTTCAACGACTTCGACGTGTCTGAGGTCAGCGGTGACCTCGTGGGCTATGCGCAGGGTAGCCTCGCCTCCGCTCGCGACCTGCTTGCGCCGTTGCTCGAAGTCTTCCAGATCGATGTCATCGAGGATGGCGCTGTGCTGCGCTTTCGCTCACGCGCGGCCGCGAGCCTGCCATCCCTCGCCATCGACGCCGTCGTCGACCGCGAGGATCAGCCGCTATGGCAGGAGACCCGTGGCCATGACAGCGATTTCGCCGCAGAGGCTATCATCACCTTCTACGACCCGCTGGCGGACTACGAGCAGGCAAGCGTCCGCTCGCGCCGCGCGCCGTCCGCGTCCCATCGCCTTTTGCGCAGTGACCTCGGCGCCGTTTTACCGGAGGAAGCCGTGCTGCAGGCGGCCGAGGCGCTCCTGCGCGACAACCGCATCTCGCGCCGCCGGCTCAGCCTGTCGCTGCCGCCGACCGCAATCCAGGTGCAGCCGGGCGACGTGATATCTCTGCCCGGAGGCCCCGAGGGGTGCTTTCTGGTGACCCGCATCGAGGATGGGGCAGCGCGCAAAATCGAGGCGCGCGAATTCGCACCGCTGATCGGCGGTTCACCTGTTGCCGTCACGCCGCCGAAGTCTGTGGCCGGAACGGCTTCGGCCATCTTCGCACCCATGATCGCCCTGATGGATCTGCCGCAGTTCGAAAGCGGCGCTGCAGCAGACTTCGCCCGTGGCGCGGCTTTTGCGCGACCCTGGCGGACCACGCAGCTCTCTTCGTCGCCGTCGACCGAGGCCTATGCCAGGCGCGTTCTCCTCGACCGGCCAGCCCGCATCGGCACTTTGGCGACATCGCTTGCCGGCGCCGTCAGCGGTCGGTTCGACTGGTCCCAGACCGTGGACGTCGACCTCGCCAATGGCGAACTCGAATCGGCGCTGAAGGTGTCGGTGCTGAACGGCGCCAACCGTTTTGCTATCGGCAGCGCGGCAGGCACATGGGAGATCGGCGCGTTCTTGCAGGCCGAGGAAATCGCCGCCGGTCGGTGGCGCCTTTCCGGCCTGTTGCGCGGCCTTGCCGGCACCGAAGACGCGATGCAGGCTGGCGCCGCCACCGGGGCTGCCTTCGTGATGCTCGACGACGCAGTCGCCTCGCTCGGCATAACCAGTGAGGAAACGGGCCTGCGGCTCAACTGGATCGCCGAGGCGGCCGCATCGAGCGACAGGGCCGGCCCCTTCGTGTTTGCCGGGGGTGTCAGGGCGCAAACGCCCCTGTCGCCGGTGCGTCTCAACGGCCGCCGCAACCTTGATGGCTCGACGACCTTCACCTGGATCAGGCGCGGAAGAATCGATGCCGATAGCTGGATGGCGGCAGATATCCCGCTCGATGAACCCACCGAGGCCTATCGTATCGATCTCATGCAGGGCGGCGTGCTGAAGCGGCGGGTGGCTGTCGGCACCCCCAGTTTCACCTATGCCGCTGCCGACGAGATTTCGGATTTCGGCACACGCCAATCCCACTTCACAATCGTCATTTCGCAGATGGGGCAGCGGGTGCCGACAGGCATCCCGTCGTCTGCCGTCATCGCGGTCTAGTTTGCAACAAGAGGAGTTGATCATGGAAGACGCAAAGCATTGGTACTATTCGAAGACGATCTGGGGCGCGCTGCTCGCCGTCGCAGCCTCCGGGCTGCAGATGAAGGGCCTGCAGCTCGACGCGGCGAGCCAGGCGACGATCGTCGATTCCGCCGTTTCCATCGCCGGCGCGGTGGGCGGACTGGTTGCGGTCTACGGACGCCTCACGGCGAACCGGCAGATCAAATCCAGCTGAGGCAAGCACAATTTAGCGAACGAGATTTCCGCTGCAACCTGTTGGCGGGGGTTATTACCACCCATTCATTTGCCATTCAGACGGCTTTGGGTAACTATCGCCTCAAGTTCTTGTCTCCATGGAAGTTAATGAGCATGGCATCATCCTTGAGCGTAGCAGCGATCCTCGCCATGATGGCGGGATCGGCTGCATTGCCGGTGACGACGCCGACGCTGGTCGCTCGGGCAAAGTCCGACTGCAGCGATGCTGCGGCCCAGGTTGTGGAAAAGACCGGAGGGCAGCTTCTGTCGGTGCAGCCTTCCGGCGACGCCTGCGTCATCACGGTGCTCGTCCAGGGCAATGGGGAGCGCCCGCGTAAGGTGACTGTAAAGGTTCCGATGTAG